TTTCTTTTATTTTTATAGCTTTTACATTATATTTTGCCTCTTTTTCATTTCTATATTTTTCATATGCTTTTGCTAAATCGCCTATTGTTTTTACTGTTGCTTCTATCCCAATTGATTTGAAATAATTGTTTACATTGTTCATTAAATCTTTTGGCAATTCTCTAGTTGAATTTTTATATGATTCGTAATCATTTAAATTTATTATTCCTCTTGATAATTGAAATAATTCACTTGAAACATTTTTATATGATTGCAATCCAAATGCATCTGCTCTTGCTTTTTTATTAGTAAAAAATAAAGCACCTTTTATTTGTATTGCTCCGGACTTTATTTTATTTGCAATAAATTCTTTAAAATTAGCAACTGTACCATGATAAAAAATACCTGCTTTTTCTGCTAATTCATTTTTCTTTTTTGCATCTAATTTATTAATATTTTCACTAGTAACTTCTACAGATGTTGTAGGTGTTTCTGATACACCTAAAGTTTCATTAAGTACTTTTGTATCTAATGAGTGAACTAATATTTTAGAATCTGGTAATAATTTTTTTATTTCAGTAGCAGTTTTACCTGTCGCTACTACATTATCTATTACATAAATTTCCCCTTTTGGTACTTTGCCTTTTAATTTCAAGCCAAGATTCATTTGTGAAATATCTCTGCCTTGTTTTTTTAAATCATAAAGCGATTCTCTTTTTTCTCCAGTTATTATGTCTGCAACTTTATTGCCATTTATTTTTGATATTTCATTTGCAACTAAAAGCATATTACCGGCAATACCATTACGTCCTGCCATTGGAATTATAGTAGCATCTTTTGGAATTCTTGATGCCATTTCTTCGGCCATTTGTTTTATTGCTTTGGGATCTCCATTTTTTACTCCATGTGCCAATGCAGCTCCATCTTTATAATCTTTTATGTAGATTACATCTTTTAATGCTTCAGTAGCATTTTTTTTATATTGATCTCTTTCTCCTACTTCATTAACTATATTAGTTCCGTATTTAAGTTGTGTTTCTGATAGATGCCCTGCCTCCATCATACTTTCATAATACTGATTAACTGAAGTAGTATCACTTGAGGTAACTATATGGTCAAGTACTTTTATATCTAAACCAACTAACTTATCTCTCATTGCTGAGATTAAAGCTTTATCAAAATTATTACCATAAAAAATAACATTGCTTCCTATACCAGATTCTGCTACAAATGATGTTATTTGTTCGTAATCTATTTCACCTTTAAATACATAGTTACCTATAATGCTATTGCCATAATCTAAAAGCAACATAGCATTTTTAGGCATAGCAGTAAATCTTAACTGTTGTAAGAAGTTTACTGCATCAGATGCTTGTCTTACCTTTACTATAGGCTTAGACAAAATCATCATATCATTCATTGAATAAGTTGATAATTTTACATTGTCTTGTAAGTTTTCATCTCTTTTATAAACTCTAGGTTCATTTAACTCATCTATATGAATATATTCTTTGCTGAATGTATCCATAATAACGTGTTCAATCTTTATACCTAATGGTTCTAATCCTGCTCTAATTTTAGCTGTAATATTTAAATCTGCATTACTTGGTTGCATATTACCAGATGGATGATTATGTATCAAAAATGTACGAACAGATTTGAATTTTTTCGCTCCGGCTAATACTGATTTAGGATCAACTACAGTTCCAGATAAACCACCTATTGAAAGAAATTGAATATGTGATTTGCCATTTTTATCTATGTGTACAGCAAATGCGTGTTCTACTGTTTTATTCTCCAATAACTGCATAATATGTGCAACATCAGCAGCGTTCTTTACTCTAGTAGTACCAGTAAATTGTATGTTTTTATCTTTACCCCATACACCTACTATTGATTGAGAAACTTTGCCCCCTTCACCTTGTACTCCGCCTCCACTTGGGTAGTCAACATCGGAGGATTCTGATAGATAGGATATTCCTTCTTTTTCTCCTGTATTATATTTAAGACTTTCTGAGGCAGATTTGATTGTTTGGATGTTTTTTTGTGCGTCATTCCATGCTGTTTTTAATTGTTCAGTAACTTTTTCTCCAATTGATTTTGCAAACTCTTCAAGAGTTTTAATGCCTTCTTTTATGTGTTCTTTTGCTAGTTTAATAGTAGCAACGTGATAATCGTATAATGCTTGTGCTTCTGCTTTAGTATCTCTTATTACACCCAATCTACCACGAATTTGATTAAGCTTTTCTTTTGCAGCTAATCTTGCTTCTTTGGCTTTATCTAATTCAGATGGTTCTTGAATTTTTACTTCAGAAAGGTCTTGTTCTGATTGTTGGATTGGTTCAATTTTTTCTCGTTGAATTGGCTCATTAGTTGTAACTGTACCTTCCGTGGTAGATTCTGGAACTGCTCCAATGTCAATTTGCTGTTGTTGTTCTGGTTCATTGATGAATTCTTCAAATTGTCTTGTTTCATTATTTTTAGTTATTTCTTGTAAATGAATTTGATATGCTATATCTTCTGCGGTATTACCTCTAAATCTTCTTTTATTGCCATTTTTCGTTTCCAAAGTAACTCCAATCACATTCCCATTTGCATCTCTATCTATAGCCATTAATGGGTCTGAATATCTATTTTTATATTCTTCTCCTCTAACTATTAGTTCTCCATTATCTCCTATAGTAACTACGGATTCTTTATGTTCAATGCCAAAATCTTTTATAGAAGAATCTTTTATTTCATTAATGTTACCAAGTTCATATTCCTTATTTTGTCCTTCAACTTTAAAAATAACTGTTTGTCCATCTAAATAAAATAATCCATCTTGACCTTTATATTTACCTGTTTTATCTAATAAATCACCCACCGTTAAATCTGGTATTGTTTCTTCAGAAATTATTTCTTCCAAAGTTTTTATGGGTACAGGTTTACCTGTTAGTATTTCTTCAGCAGTTTTTGTTGGTTCTTTTTCTTGCGCTAAATTTTCAAGATGAATATTAATGGCATCAAGTTCTGATTTAGCATCAATATCATCTACATTGTCTTTTAATATTTTATTAAGTTCTTTTATTCTACCATTTAATTTAGTTTCATCTTGTGGATCAACTATTAAATTATTCAAATGGTCAGCAACCATTTCAGCATATTCAATTTTCTTTACTTGTTGTATTGGTAAACTTTTCTTTTCTGTTTTTGCTTTATCTTGAATAAGTAAATTGTAGAAGTAATCTACTCTTTGTTTATCTGTCAAAGGTTTGCCCTGCATATTTTTAGTGGGCATTGTTTGAATGATATTTGATGCATCTTGGATTACTTTTTTTCTTGCATCTGCTTGTGTTGAATTTATTTCACCATTCTTTAATGCATCTTCTATTTCAGCTAATCTAATTTTTGGATTAGCACCTAATTGCCACAATGCCGCTTTTTGTTCTGGAGATGTTGATTTGAAATTTGTAATTGCACCAACGGCTAATAATGCCGCAGAACTTTTTAATAAATGTTCTGCCGATTCCATTACATTATTTTTGATATCACCATAACTTACTCTATCGCCATACATTTCTTTGCCAACTATTTGTTGTAATGCAGGAGCAGCTATACCAAAAGTTCCAGTCATTTTAGCCGCTTCTTTAGTAGTAGCAAGTACAGAATTTTTAATTCTATCTATTATTGGTCTATTTTTATTTACTACTGTATTCCATGTATCTTCAGTTATACCTGCTAACATTTTACTTTCTGCCGATCCTATTCCTGCTAATTTTTTTAATACTACTAATTTAGGAGTAACCATACCAGCCAAAAACATAATGGTAGCATTCAAATTAGCATATCCATCCAATTCTGATCCAGTTAATCCTTTAGCTATACCTTCTTTTCTAAAATCATCTTGTGTAGTAGTCCATAGAGGTATTGCAGATGCTGCTAATTCTGGAACACCTAATGCAGTTAATACTCCAGCTTGTACAACAAATGACATAATATCTCCCAACATACCGGTATTAGCATACAATGTAGAGTAGCTCCAAAAGTTAGCTCCTTTACCATTTTTATCTGTATCTGTAATTGTATGTACTTGATCTTGATTTTGTGATAAAATGTTTTTCAAAAAATCTTTATCACCTATATTTAAATCTGATAAATCTCTGCCTCTAATTACTGCATCTAATTTTGATTTTAAATCATCACTAACTTTTATAGAAACTAAATTGTTACCAGATTGATATTTGCTTGGTAAATATTCATCTTGTGCTTCTACTTGAGATTCTCCATAACTAGCTAAGTCATGAATTATTTTATCTTCATTATTTCCAAATAAACTAATACTTACGTTTTCTATTGACCTTCCAGTTTTAATTAATCCCATACCAAATTTCATTATGCCATACTGAACAGCATTAAATCCGGTTTGTTGCATAAAATCTTTAACTTGTTGTTCGTATTTTAAATTAAAATAATTAGGATATTTATCTGCATCTTTTTTATAATCATCTTTGACAGCATTTATCTTGGCTAAATTGTCATTAAATTGTCCAATTAATTGTCCACGATTATCTTGAGGCATTTGTTTAAACTGCTCGGAAATGCTATTCATTTCTTGAGAAATAGAATTAGCCTTTTGTATATTAGCATTATACTGCTGTATATACGGCGTTTTATATTTTCCTAAGTTTTCTTCTATATTATTTTTTAATTCTTCATTTTGTGCTGATATTTTTTTGAGTTCATCAGCACTAGTATTGTATTTATTTACTAATTCCGAATATTGATCAGTAGGAAATTGTTTTAATTGAGATGCAATTTTTTCGTTTTTATATTGCAAATTCATTATGGTATTATATCTACCTGCATCAGCTAAATTTTTAAGAGTAGTTTCTTTACCTACTTTTAAATTTATTGATTCTTGAGTTTCTGTATCTTTTGGTTGATTTAATACGAAACCATCTGGAGTAAAACTAACGCCTAGTGTTACTGCTGTTTCTGTTTGAGGCTTTACATCTAAAAATCCAATTGCTTGTTGATATGCTTTAGGATTAAACATTTTTTGCATTTGCAATGCAGCGAATTGAGCAGGGTCTAATTTATCTTTTAAAGGTGATGCATTGTAATCAGCTATTACATTTGGATTAGCAGGAGTGTAATACATAGATGCATTAGTTTCTAATCTATCTAATGCAACTCTTCTAGAATCTAATGAAGGAAGATACTTATTGATTAATTCTATTTGTTGTTCTTTATTATTTAACCACCCCTTATGTGTTGTTGATTGATTTAAATTATTATACAATTTGCCAAAATAACTTTTATCTACAGGCTGTCCATCTATAGTTGCTCCTTTTGCACCCTTAATTATATCAGCCATATTTTTTAGGTGGTTAACTGTAAATGTAAATTTTGCAGGTTCGTTTTGATACATCTCAAATAGCTTTTCTTTGCTATAAGGATAATCTATTGTGCCATCTTGTTTTGCTAAAGTAGCATTGTATATTTCTGGAGGTAAGTCTTTTATTTTATTGTACAAATCATCTGTATCTATCTTAAATGTTTTAAGATAGTCTAATGTTTTTTTGCCTTCATCTTGTGCTTTTAAATCTGGTTGGTCTATTTCACGCTCTCTTCCTGCTTGATCTTTTATTTTGCCTACTTTCTTATTTAAATTATCATTGGCTTGTAAAATTAAATCAATTGAATTTGCAGGTGCAGGTTCATTTGGTGCTGCTACTTTTGGTTGTGATGGTTCTTTTTGGTCAAAGATTATTCTACCACTAGCATCAATTGGTGCTTGAGTTTCTGTTGGTGTGGGTGTTATAACATTTGATGCGCCATCCTGTGAGCCACTTGAATCCACTTGTGATATATCCACGATAGGAATATCTGGTTCGGATGGTTGGACTTGATTTTTTTTTTCAATGGGAGTTAAGATACCATCTAATATTCCACCGTCTATATCTTTTTGAGAATATCCAGAACTTAATAAAGTTTTAGTATTAACTTTTTGTCCATCTTTAGATTGGAATTCTTGATCTTCATCTTTAGTATCACCTATTAGAGATAAGGTTTTATCTGTAACTCCTGCGTTTATATCGTTTACTTTATATCCAGAACTAAGTAATTGTGAGTGTGTAATTATCTGCCCATCTTTGGATTTATATATAGGTTCATTTATTGAATTTTCTACTTCTGCATTAGTATCTTCAATAGTATTCATATCCATTTTTTATACTTTTTATGGTGTTTTATTCATTCCTGGGATTACTACTCCACCTGTTTTTGCAGCTGGTGTTTTCGGAGTTGAAGTTACGGTTTTTATAGGAACAGGAACTGCATTTTTTGAGAATTCTTTGTTGTAAAGTACAGTTCTATTTATAGTACCATAATCTTTTCCAGATACTCTACCTTTTATAGCAGCAAATTTTATTTTACCATTTTCTACTATCGCTTTAATACCAGCAATACTTTTTACTTTTGTTCCTGTTGGGAATTCATCAATGATTTCTGTTGACAAAGCACCTAACGGAATATCTACTGAAGGTTGTCCACCCGGACTAGTATATGGAGTACCATCTAAATTTTTAACTACACCGCCTTCAATTTTTACATTACCATATGTACCCGGCGTAATTCTTTCAAATCCAAGTTCTACTTGATCCGCATTAGCCATTACTGTTGGATCAGTATTTTTTGTATAATTAAAATACCTCTTTTTATCTTCAAGATCTCTAGCTCTTGTTGCATCATCACTTAATTTAGATGTGCCTAAGTCTTTTCTAGTAACCATTCTTGGTTGAACTTGCATAGTAGCATATAAATCAATTCCATTTTTTATATCAGTACCATATAAATCATTATGTAATTTATTAAGTGCATCAAATTCAACTTGATGTTGCAAAGGCCACGTTTTATATGGATACAATTTATTAATTGTAGCCTTCATTGATGGGTCTTCTGATATTGTTTTAACTGTTTCCCCTATTTTTGCTAAAGTTTCTTTTTTAAACCCCTTTTCAATTATTGGTATTTCATATCCCTTTCTATTAGGGTCTTTCATTATACCCGAACTTATATCTTCAGGTTGAAAAGAAGTTAAAGAATTATCTGTATAATCTTGTAATTCTTTTACGTTTAATAATTTAGGATTTGTTTGTATTGAATTAATATCAAACAATTTAAATTTTGGATTCTGTGTTACTGAGCCGTCTGGATTTATATCATACATTTTTTGGTCATGGGCAACTAAACCCATATAATTACCATTATCATCTAATTTTGGTAATCCTGATTCTGCATCAATACCAGTAGTTTGATCTGTCCATCTATCTTCTCCTTGTCCTTGAATTGTTTTTCGTATTTGCAAAGCAGTTTTAGCGGTATTTAAAGCCTCTTTACTTGCTGCAACTATTTGGAATGGTTGGTTTGTTAATTCTATATATTTTTGTTGTGCTGTAACATCCCCACCTAAAATTGCTTTTTTGTTTTGTATGTAATAATTCTTAGCATTATTTAATGATTGCTGAAATGCTTCTCCTTCTTTATCAACTCTCATTCCTGTAGGAGATGCCTTATCCATTAGATGAGTAAAGTACTTATCTAATGTTGCTTCTTTAGCTTGATCTTGTGCTTGTCTTTTTAAATAATAATTTACTGCTGCTGTGGAATCTACTTTAAAAGCACCTCCTCCATAAAGACTTGCCGGATTGTTTATCATTGTTTATTATTTTATGATGTGCTATTGTATTTTGCTGCCCCACCTGTAATCGCTCCGGTTGCTGCTCCACTTATATTAGCAAATCCTGCTTGTTGTTGTTCAGCTGCTTTTGCTGCTTTTGCTGCCAATAAATTATATTTTGTTTCCCAAGGTTGTTGCTGATTAATTTGAAATTTTCTCATTTCATCAGCAGATTTCATTTGAGTAGCTTGTCCCAATTGACCAAATCTTCTTTCTTTTTGAGCCTCTGCACCTACTAAGTTTCTCATAGAGGCATCATTAGCTCCTTGCACTAAATTAGATACTAAACCTTGCCCTCCTTTAGCTATATTACTACCTGCTAATCCAGATGCTAAATTACGTTGCTGCAATTGTTGGCCTTGTTTGAATAAAGCACTTTGCTGTGCAGCAGTATTAGCTTTTTCTTTTGATTGTTGGTAATATTCAGAAATACCTTGATCTCCTCCATATTTTGGAGCATTAGCGGCTTGAGCTTCCAATGCCTTTTCTTTTTTCTTTTTTCCTGAAAATATAATTTGGCCTAAACCTGTAGCTGCTCCTACACCTGCACCGACTGCTAACCATGTCATATGTTTATAGTTTTATTGTTTAACAATAGTAATTCTTTTAATTTATCTTTTACTTCTTGCGGTAATAAAGTATTGTCATGTTTTTCTATTATTCTTTCTTCTATTTGTTCCAAATTTTCATTGTCAGGATTTGGATGAGAAGTAGCCCAAATGCAATCATCCCAAACATAAAGAACTCTCCTTGTCCCTGGTTCTGTAATTCCAATATATGGAGCTTCTAAATAAGCCTCTTCTCCTTCATCAATCCATACCGATACAGCACCTTTTAATATAAAATATTGGTGCTGTGTTTTATGTATTTTGCTTGTAATCAAAGAACCTGCTGGCATAAATATTTCTCTTACATACATCCCCTCTGTAAATCTATGATTTAATGGACAATTTATTAAAGGAAAATTTTCAACCATAGTGGCCTCTAATTCATCAATTCTTTCATTCTTAGTTTTATTTTCAATTATCTCATCCATATCTAACAATTAATCAAAGTTACTATTTTATGCTCTTCATCTTTTTCTACAACTTTCATATTGTTTTTTTCTAAAAAACTTATTGCCCTTTCGTTTTGTTCATCTAAATAACAATTGAACCCTTTTTTTAAAGTCTTTTTTAATTGTTGCCACCAACTTAGTAATATATCTTTTTTTCTATACTTGATATTTATTCCAAATGAATATAATGTATTTTCAAAAATAACAAAATAACCAATAGGTTTTTTTTGATAAATTACTTTATAATAACACAATCTTCTATTTTCTGCCATTTGATAAATATTCAATAATTCACCATTTACTTTAGTCATATAATTAGACCGCATTCCGGGTAAATTTTTAAATAAATCATTATCTCCTTCATAAACTAAAGAAATCAATTTCGGCAATTCATTTACACTTATTTTTTTTATTGTTACCATTTATAATATTGGTTCTGTAAAAAATATTTTTGTTTCATCTATAATTGCATAAATATCACCTGTTGGTTGATATTGCATAAAAGCTATTCCAGTTGAATTAAAACAAATAATATCACCTACTACACAATTAGTTGTACCGCCATTAATTTGATCTACAATACCCCATTGAGGTATGCTATTAGACGGAATCAATTGATTTATACTTGAGGTTGTATGAATTAAGATATATGGAGATACCAATGTTATAGTAAAAGCAACAGCCATTTTATCTTGTGTTTAAGGGTGAATTATTGTATTTCAAAGATACTGTATTAATATAATAAAAATTACTAGCATTGTCTTTTTGGAATCTAACTATTAGGTAATTGCCTTTCATAGTTTGTCCATTAATTAAACCACCTGGACTATTTTTATCTCTTAATATTGCTGAGTTATATTGTCCTTCTTGCAAAACAAATCTTGCTGCATTTATTTCTGTTTCTTGTGAAGTTGATCCATAAGTATTTACTTGAGATTTAATAGATGGACAATACCATACGGCATTTGAGGTCTGCATAATAGCCAAAAATGATTTTTTATCTATTGCATTATCATTAAATACTCCATCTATATAAGAATTATATTGAATCGTATAAAAATTACAATAGGTATTGTTATTATGTGTCCAAGTACCACCTGCATTAAATGTAATAAACAAATTATTTAATGCTCCCATATTTTCTGGATGAAAAGAAAGAAAAGATTCAAACCCTTCTGAGGCATCTCTTGTTTCTAAAAATGCTAAAGTATATGGGTCTTGAAACAAATCATCTCTATCTATTTCAGAAAGTGATATGATGTATTTATTTGTATAAGCATCAAATGCTCCATAAACTGTAGGAGTTCCAGATGCAGGTATTGTAGTGTTTAAATTATCTTTAAATCCAGCTAATTTAGCTACAAAAAAAGCATTCATTTTATAAAGAATAGAAAGTGGAGTTATTCCATCTGCACTTAATCTACATACTACACCTTTATTATTGTCTACAAAATACTTTGCTCTTTTACCATAAGCAAATGATTCTGGAACATTACCAATACCATATTGTCCTGCATATGGATACACTATTTTATTAAGCAAAGTATCACTTTGAGCAGAAAGAGGATTACCTGATGTGTCTTTTACAATCTGTGTTAATACAGTTACTACACCTACATCAAACTCTTGGAATATAAATTGATTTCTTCCTTCAATAAACATCTTTTTAATTGAGCCTCTGCTTCTATCATATTGATCATTATCTTGCTCATAAAATCTATTAATATTGTTTACTGTTGTATTTGCATATAATTCACCTCCAAATCTTATTAATGTAGGATTAAATGCTTGTCCTGCATTTGGATCAAACTTCCAAGCTCTCCCATTAGGAGATGCAGCACTATCATAAGTATCAGAAAAATTGGGATCTATTATACCTTGGTTTATGGCATATGGATCTGTTATTGTAATTTCAAATTTTTTGATTGTCCCTGCTTGTTGTTCTACATCCCATCGTAATCCATCATATCCTGATGGCAACTGAATTACATAATCAAATAAAACCGTTTTGTCTTGATTTGCGGTTAATGGAGGTAATGGCGGTGTAGTAGGTAAATTTCCAAGAAAATTAAAGGAAAATCCACCTATTAAATAGGCATTTAAAATAATATTTCCTTGAAAAGAATTTGCATCTGATGCATATGTTAGAAATCCTTTTATTCTAATCTTAGGAGGAGTTACGGAATTATAAGTAATAGGCATTTCACCTGCTAATGAGATTCCTCCACTACGCCCTGTAAAATTTTGACCTGTATATAAAGCATTGTTATTGGTATTTGATATTACCGTACCCCCAAGATTACTTTGAAAGTCTATATGACCAGTACCCATAGAAAATTTAATTTCACCTCCTGTTGGCATTGTTCTAAATCTAAAATAACTATCTCCTTTATATAATTTAAAAATAGCTGGTTGAGAAATAGTTTGATTTTGTATCATTCCATTATGATATGGTTGGGGTGTATTAAATCCATTTATTGCATATTTTTCTCCAAATTCATAATAAAGATTAAGGTTATCTGAAAAATTAGGAGCAGGTGTATATAATTCAATTAAATAATTATTAAACTGAATTGTGCCAAAATCAAAAATACCAACTACTGTTGTAGGTAAAAGTATTTTTATTACTTGTCCAATAATGGTAATTCCATTGATAACAGGATTAGTAACACTATTTACTATTTCAAAATCATGGTTTGTATATATTTGAGCAGTTACAAAAGATGAATCATATAATTTTATAAATCTAATTCTATCGCCTGCTACAAATTCATATCCTAATGTTTTTATTTCAGGATTATCTACAATATATTGAGTTAAGTTGCCTATAGAAATATACGCATATTGATATCCAGCAGAATTTGGAGATGAATCTTTAAGAGTCCTTTCACTAACCCAATATAAAAAATTACCTTTAGTAAGATTTTTTGTTCGTACTAATTCAAAATATGATGCCCAACTAGGGGGCGCACTATTTATTTCAAGTATTTGCTGTGGAATATAAATCTCTAATGGATTAGATGGAGGTGCTAATTCATCATATTGTTGAGTTTCAAATGAACTAGGTATAGATGTTATAACACTATTTGTTCTTCCTTTATCATCAAAATAAACTACTCCATAAGAATATCTAGATGCCCAATCATATACAAGACTAGAATTTTTGTTATCAAATAATGCTACCGGAAATACTCCTGTAGGCAAATAAGTATCTAATATATGTGGAGAATCGCTTATAATTAAAGAATTAAGTCCACTTATTTGAATAGTATAACCTAAAGCAATAAATTGATTTTCTATATCTGTTACTAAAGAGGCCGTTGTGATTCCTGTTGCAATTATTGATGTACTTGTAGGAATTGTATCATAAATATAATTTAAATTAAATAAATCCCCAATATTAGGATTTCCTGCTATTACTATTTGAATTGAATTTGGATTTTCAATTTTATATAAAAGTATTTCTGCCGTTTGATTTAAATAGCTTGATAATTTTACATTCGTATCAATAGTAGTTAAATAATCTGGTGTTATTAAATTATAGTTTTCTGTTATTGCTCCATAATCTAAAACATTACCATTAGGTAACGATTGCGTATATGCTTTTTGAGGTACATTATCAAATGGCTGAATACTTTCATTTAATGGAATTGGAGAATACGCCTGTTCATTTAAAAAATTAAATTGAGCTGAAGGGAATCCAAATGAATTATCTATGACTTTTATTAGAAAAAAATCTGACCATGATTCTCCTAAAGATTCTGATCCTAAAATTTCAATTTTAATTACATTAGGCAACCCTGTTTTAACTGCAATTAATATGCTTGAATTTTTAGTTGGATTAGATATTACAGATTGATTAACATATTCTTTAGGAATAGCAACTTCGCTTTGTGCGCTAGTTACACTTTTTTCTAAATCATCATAAACATATCTATACTTAAATTTAAATAATCTATTGTTTAAATTGTTTATAGTAACACTAGCATTATCTTGATATACACAATATGGTGGATCTGTTGGCGGTTCTTTGGCTACATCAATATAACTTCTTAATACAACACCATATCCTCCTGTTTCTGCTGTCTTTACATTTATTTTAGAAGGAGGATTAAATCCATCTGTCCAAAATAAAAGATCACCATCTTCATCTCTATAAACAATATCTATATGATTAATTCTAAAAGATGGATTAAAATTTAAAATAGTTAAACCTCCGGTATCTATTAAAGTAGAATCTGTTATTAAATTTATTATGGAATTAGTATTAGCATCATAATAATTTATAGTATTATATCCGCTACTATTCCAAGTAAAAAAATATTGTCTATTTCTTACTTTATCGGCATAATTGCCAATAACTTTATTTGTCCCTAGCATACCATTAGTAATAGTATAACTAATACTTAGATATATTGTATTATCAAAAGTTATAGAAAATGTTGTATCGGTAGCAGTATAAGTACCAACTAATACATTACCATTTGCTAATAAAGCAGCTGTTATTGTTGGAATACTACTATGTCCATATGTAGTATAAAAAGATGCTGTTGTATAAGTAGTGCCATCAAAAAGATTAATTAAAATATTAGTTAAAGGCAATACCGACCCTGAAAAAAAAATTGTAGTGGTAGTAGTAGTGCCTATAGTATCACTTCCATCGGTTGCACTTAATGTAGGAATACTTTGATTTCCTACTACTGTTGAAACTACTTGGTCTTGCCCATTACCTTGAGCATCTCTAGTTATGTTTAATGCATCTAAATAATCCCCTTTTTGAACTTTGTAGGCATTATCATCTTGATTTATTTTACCACGAAAATCTCTAACTTCTATCACTTGTTAAATTTTTACTGTGAGCCTATTTGTTTGCATTCCCCACTCATATGCTGATTGCAAGTCTATTGGTCTATATCTTGCATTTGCAACTCTTCTTTCGTTATGATATGCTCTTTTTCTTTGTTCTTTATCTCCAAGAGTTCCTTTGCGACTATTAGGAAGCATAGCAATATCATTGTATGCAATATACCACATTAATGCAGTTTTAAATTGAATGGGAATATAATATTCTTCTCCTTGTTTTGGTGAAGCTACATATTCAAGCATCACATAATCAAAACCATAATTCTCATTTAATAAAATAACTCCATTGTGATTATCTACCTTAAAACTTCCTACAAATGGAGATCCCGATGGAATACCATATAGCGTAGAAAAAGCACCATTGTTCCAATAATTATACCATATAGGGGTATTAAATTGAATAATGTCTGCTATAGTAGAGTCTTGGGTTTTTTCTAATCTGTTTGGTTGTAAATCTGCAAAAGTTGTAAGGTTGCTATTATAACCCATTGGGATTATTTCGCCTCTATTATTCAATATTCCTACTTTTGTGTAATTAAGATAATCATCTGGAAGACTAACTGTAAGATTGGCATTTACAGGAAGCTTAACTGATTTGATTTGATAAAAAAAATCAAGTCCAAGTTCTTCCATTCCAGAGAAAGCAAGTTGCCAACACTTGTAGTATTTATGTATGCTTTGTTCAGACCTGTCTAAATATAAATTTATAACTGTATCAAGAGATGCATATTGTTGGTGTGTATTGCTCATTTTACATAGGTTTTAAATTGTGGCTAATATAGCACTATCTTCCATTAAATAAAAGGACTCTCCGTTTATTTCTACTAATGTCCCCCATTTATGAACCCTAAAGCCAATATCGCCTTTCTTTAAATACATTGGATGTTGCTTTGTACCTTCGCCTACCTCCACTATTGTTCCTTTATCTAACTCGTTTCTGTAGTTATCTGGTACAAATAATCCACCTTTAGTTTTTTCATCTACTATTAATGGCTTGAATAATATTTGGTTTCTTATTGGTTTCATAAATTTAAACTGTTCTGATTGCATCGTTTCCATCATTTGCGTTGTCTTGTATTTGATTCCTTGCTAACATTAATGTTTTAGTTACATAATCTACTATCCCAGGTATATAATCATCGGGAACATTTAAAACACTTGCTAAGTTTGTACTATCCCCTCCAGAAATTATTGTTACTGTGGCTGTGTATTGATTAAGCATTAAAGAGCTTATTACATATACAGACTCGCCTTGTTGATATGCTAATGTTTTATTAGGAGGTTGTTGCAATGATTGATAATAAGTAACTTGGTCTTGTGATAACCATACTACTGGTCTAGATATTTCAGCATTAGAATTCTTAAATTGTAATGTAGAAATCCCTTCGTTTCTACCTATTCCCATTGGCACTTGCGGAAGCGTTAATTTCCAAATAAAATTTTCATCTAGCGTTATAGGCAATGCTTTGAATGTAGTGTAAAAGCTATTATTAATATAACCAATACCATCAAGTTGTACTGCATCCTTATAGTTTTGTTTTACTACTATCCCTATACCTTGATTAATCATTTGATTAACTAAGTTTGGAGTAATAGAAGCATCATCGGATGGCTGTGTGCCATAGACTTGTCTTAATATTTGTTCTATAAGTTGTTGGCGTGTCATTAATTATTTTTTTGTAATTCTTTCACTATTGTTTGTAATGCTTGAAGTACTGTACTAACACTTTCGGCATTTTTAAAAATACCATTACCAATAGATTGGTCTACTACTTGTTTTAAAATTTGCAATGCTTGTTCGTTTGTCATTTTATGTTTTTATTAATGTACAATACATAATTGATCTACATCACCAATGCTGTGTCTGTATATATCACCTACAGACAATCCATTCGCAATAGCATCTGTATTGTCTGAATATGCTCGTATATTTTCAAATTTATAATTTCCGTTTGCTGTACTGAATTTTATTGTTTCCAAAAAATCATCAAGTGTAATACGATTTCCGTTTCCATTTCCAAAACTATCACCTATAGTTACCACTCTGGCAGCTTCTTCTACTTTTATTCCAGATACTTCAAATGGTGATCCAAAACAATAGACACTATTTGCAAAATCCAAATCTAAACCAATATTAATAGAATTATAAAAAGTTGAAATTTTGCTATTTGTATCATCTATATTTAAATAAGTTCCTTTATTAGAATTACCGTAATCTCCAAATCTATAAATACCATTTGTATAATCTAAATTTAATCCAGTAGTCCAACCGTTCCATCTTGTTTCTATTTGATTTGGTAATATATGCAACATTACTAATAAATAATTATTTGTAATATCGCCTAAAGAACACTCTGAATTAGAATTATCAAAAATAACTTTTAAACCATAGGGTAGTGTATTACCCCCTTCTCCAAATAAAAATGTTTTATTCCCAAAATCAAGATAAGTCCCTGTATCATTACCGCCATAAACACTTTTAATTACATTTCCATCATCAAATAAATTAGAATCTGAAAGAGTTGTTGCATTTGACCATTTAGCAATATAATTTGTAGTGCCATCTCCACTTACTCCTCCTCCTCCTCCACCTCCTGCATTTGCCGCTGATACTAACGTAGCTTCATCTTCAAGAAGGTAATATTTTTTATTTTTAAATTCAAGAAATGAATTTACCCCTCCTACTATAGGTACAGCCACAGGCCATATTGAAATACCTTGTGCAGGAAAACTGAAATTTAATCCGCCCGGTATTTGTGGATCTTGATTTATTTCTAAAACTGTAGTTGATACTTGTGTAGTTCCGTTTACGTTTGCTGCCGCTATTAATGTAGATGCGGATTCAGAAACTAAAAATGTTTGTTCTTGTAATTGGTTGCTTGTGTTTGGATAATAAACAATGGCTGCATTAACCTCTGATATCAAACCAATTTGATACTCTCTAATATATATGTTATTAGTTAAAAAAGAAACTTCTATTGGAGATGATAATGGGCTGCCATCAATTTGGTAAACCGTTCCTTGTATTTGATTTGCCATTATTGTCCTTGGTTTTTAATTGCCATTGAATATTGTTCAACTACATTTAATTGTAAATTTACACCAATAATCGCTAATGCTCTAACTATTATTTCTAACATAGTCGCATCATCCCAAACTGGATTTACTGAAATTGTTGGTGCAGAAAAAGTTGCACCTGTACCCCCTACTCCGGTAAAAGTCATTGTAGGTGTTAAACCAATATACCCACTACCATTATTTGTCATAACTATACCTGTAACTACACCGCTTGATAAAGTTACTGTGCCTGTTGCTTGAACTCCTCCTATTGATGGGGCTGAAAATATAACTGTTGCGGAAGAATAACCACTACCACCTGTAATTACATTTACTCCTTGAATACCTGTTGTAAAAACTGGGATGCCATTTGTATTATCTGCATATGCCCAAACCATATCTGGAGGATTAGCTACATAACTTAATTTAGCCGTTCCTATGGTTTCAGGGAAAAAATGAAATCCTGTGTCTTCTAAAATATAAATAGGGTTAGTAGTTATTGGATCTATTGCAGAATTATAATAAGAATATAAAGAATCCTGCTGTACGCATCTAATACGATTATATCCAGTATTTGTAAACATTGCATCTGCCTGTAAATAATCACTAGGGTATGAACAAAACCCAGAGCCATTCACCGTTAAATTTGCCCAATATATTATTGGAGCTAACCTTGTTCTGACTATTGTGTTTTGTCCAAATTCTACCCTTGCAACCGCCCTTCCAGGCATATATTGTTGAAATGAACCAAGTAAATACGATGTATAGCTTTTTTGTGCTTGATTTATAGTAAGATTAAAATCTGTAGGACTAACGTACCCTTGAGATAAATTCTTAGCTGTACTATAAAGTATTATTTGGTAAATTTCATCTATTGTCATTTCATTGTTTCTTTTAATTGTTTTTGAAATGTTCTTCCTTCTTCTGTATTAGTCAAAGCCAACTCAGTTAAATAATCCAAGGCTTGTCTATTAGATGGGATTAATCCAATTAAACCACCGCCATTTGCCCAAAATGCTCTACCAGGTTGACTTCCTACATCTATTTTAGCTGAAAGAATCCCTTTCTTTATCATATAACTAATCTCAACTTCAATTGATTTATTATTAATTAAATCTTTGAATAAAAATGGATTTCTCTTAGCATACATCATTAATTCTTTTCTTAAAGAATCAATTGTTTTGGGTTCGCCAAGTTCATCGTGCATAATTATTTTCAAAAAGCTGATATATTTTTTCAAAGTAATTTCATCCAATTCACGAGCAATGATTGCCATATCAATTTCTAGGCTTTCTCTTTCAAATGCTTCTCTAGCTTGTTTTGCTGGATCATATTCAAAAAACTCAAATTTACTTCCACTTTTGCGGTTTGGATTACCAATATTATGTCTGCATATTCTTGCAAACTCTAAAGCTGTTTTATCCCAATCTGGTATACGCAAACATTTTGCACCTCTAGGGAAAGATAAACTTTTTGCGTTTTGTCTTATATAATCTTGATCTAATCCCTTTTGGTCTTTTACCCAAATTGATTCTATTCCAGAAAGCAATCTAACCCTTTCTTCTTTACCTGTTTCTGGGTTAATAACATCATCAATGTTAGGAATATAAGTACCACCTTTTTTATTGGTATCTACCAATTTAAAAATATGAAATCTTGTTTCAGTAGTTGGTGGATTATCTGCTACTGCTATTCTTGCAACTTCATCGTGAAATAAAGAACTTTCTGATTGTTGTGTTTCTCCTTGTATAGAAAAATTCACATCTTTTAATCTTGCCATTTTATTTTTTTTATTTTTTAAATTTTAAGGCTTATGCCTCCTACATACATAGGATGATATTTTAAAATAACCCCGGGAGATTTCTCAACCCGGGGTGTTTTTTTATTCAACTGATTATCCAGCTTGAACGATAATGAATTGGTTTGCTGCACATACACGAGTACCACGATAAGTGATAGTTTCAATGTTGTCAGTCATTGTACCAGAAGTTGGGTTCTGAGAACCACCACCCCATTGCCATACTCTGATTGCGTTACCAGTAGTTCCACCTTTTGGAGGAGCTTGATACATAACAGTAATGTTTTTGTATGCTTTAGTAACATTTTTCGCATCACGAGTTTCGCCTTGAGGACAAATCATTCCGAAATTACGGAAGTAATCAGATACAGGAGTGATACCTACGGTCATTTCTGTATTGAATTGTTTGTACTTCTTAACTTTGAACATATAGCCATCAATTCTCAATGATTGTACACCATAGTTAATAGCGGCTTCTTCTGACTTTTCGTTTTGCCCCCAAACGTAAGCACCAGCAGGATATTCTTTAAACAAACCATCAGAGAAGTTTTGTCTTTGATAAATATCTTGTAACCACATATTTTCGTTGGCACAACCATTAACATCCATGATACGAGTGATTTCATGCAATTTAGCAATATCCAATGTACCCGGAGTATAACCAACTGATTCACCATCAGCAAGAACCTTAGGAATAATACCTTGAGAACCTACAGATGTAGTAGTACCTAAACCAGAGTTATTTTGAATATTACCACGCATTAATTTAAACTCTACGTTGTTGATGAAGCGTTGGTTTGATTTTACCAATCCTTTGTAAGTGAAATAGCTAGTACCTGCTTGTGCGCCACCTGCCATTTCCATACCAGAAACACCGCTGTTATAGAAAACCTCACTCATTTCAGCTAAGTCTGATGCTGACCAAGATTCTCTCATTTCGGTAATGTTGTTCTCATATTTCTGATCCAAATGGATAAGAGGATTGATGCTTGTAGAAGCTTCACCAGCATCCATATCACCACCAAACAAAATAACATCAGTAGTCAACAATTGAGTTGAACCTAATGTGTTTAATGCTTGAGTAGAAATTTTTGGACGAATTTGGAAAGTAAATGCATTAGCAGTTGTACCTGTGATTGCGATGATTTCACCTTCTACGTTTGTAGATGCGATTCTGATAGTTTCACCAACTCTCAATGGAGATTGTGTACCAGAATTAAAGTGGTCACCAGAAGCCAAAGTTAAACTTACTGTTGCACCTGCTACGTTTGCTGTAACTGCGGTAGCAACTTGTATACCAACCATTAATTTACCATAATTTTCAAACCAAAAGTAATTACGATTTTTTACTTCTTCCATTCCACCATAGGTAGATAACCACCAAGTGAAATCTTCGTTGCCATATTTTTCAACGTACTGCTTGTAGTACTGAGGAGTCAATAACTGAAGATCAGAGATTAACTGTCTTTGCACATATGGGGTACTAATAGCACCCGGTTGCAAAATGTTTGAGGTAGGAATTCCTGCCATTTTGTTTAGATTTTAAAGTTTTTAAAAATGTTATTTAGCAAACATTATCGCAGCCAATTTATCCATTTCGGATTGTCTATTGTCTGGTGTAAATGTTCCGCTGTTTGATGTTCCGCTAAAGTCAATATTGCTTTGCTTTTTTAGATGCATAGCTAATCTTCTGTTTGCGGCTTCGTTGACATACTTTTGAGTGATCTTGCCTTCATTTTGCAATAAAAACAAATCTTTTGTCATTTGCTGAACATTAATAGTGTTATCATCATTTACCCATCTTTCGGCAAATATCATGTTAGCATCTAAATTGTTTTCAGCAAAATAATTCAATTGGTTAGCAACGGCTTGTTTTTCTTCATAGGATGGGATATATGCAACATTAAAATCTGCTCCTTCATCTTTTACTGTAGCTGTAAAACCCTCAAATGAACCTATTACATCATTTACACTACCATAAAAATTATCCATGTATTTTTTTTGCGCTTCCAATACTTCTGGACTCACTTGTATACTTGGATTTAAATCAGGTAATATAAAATTTGATTTAATTTTTTCTAATTCTGGTTTAACTAGTTTGGCTTCTATAACTAGTCTTTTTTCAATTTCATTAACTCTGTTTTCCCAAGTGCCTACTCTTTCTTCATAATCAGAATCTAACTCATCATATTTCTGCTCTGGTTTTGCAGGTTTCTGAAATCTTTCATTAAATAGGAAATCTATTTCATCTTGTTCTAAATCTTTGTTTTTTACTCCCATACTCAGCTTTACAATTTCTGCTGCTGTGTTTGCATCTTTAACATCGGATGAAGATAATCTTTCTATTTTCTTTTTTTCTTGCAGAAAATTTATAAGATCATCTTCCTTTTGTTCTTTAACGTAATCAAATAATTTCTTGCTGTCTTCGTTTTCAAAAACAAAATCTTTTTTATTTCTTAACTCAGTTATTTGAGTAAGCGCATCATCCCAATCATCAAAGCCAAGTTTTAATTTAAGATACTCATTAGCATCAAAAACATCATTTTCTGATTCTTGTTTAGATTGATTTGATGAATCTGATTTTGTTTCTAAATTGTTTGTTTGATTTTCATCTACTTTTACTGAAGCATTGCTCCAACTTTCTTCTGAGAAAGGATTGGCAAGATTATTTTCTTGCTCAATTGTAGTTTGTTCAATGTTTGTTTCTTCTGACATATATATATTTGTTTTTTAACTCAGCGTAAGCATATATTGTGTTCTTGCAAATAAACCACTTAAATCTTGTGCTTTATTTGATATGTCACAATACTTTTTATTTTCGGCCCACATTTCAAGTTCATAAGCAAAAGACATTCCCTCTTTCACTAATCCAGTTACTGCTTCTTGACTGTAGGTTGGAAATTCATCCAATTTGGCTTTGCCAATTCTTTTTCCATTTTGATACCCCATAAGAATTTCAAGAATGTCATCTTTAATTCCATCTATACCTTCATAAAGTTTTTGCAAAGCCTTATGCTCGGCATAAGATCTAGTATCAAGATGAAGACTATGTGCTGATGTTTGAAAAGAAAAAAGTTTTCCTTTAATTACTTCTGATGTAAGATCCATATTAACTGAATTTATGGAATTGAATAATTACTTTAGTTGCCGCTGCTGCTGCTCCGCCAAATTTTACAAATTGACCTACATAAGATGTCCTATAAATACCAGCAGCAGAAACAGATGTTACTACCGTACTTGCATTCGCATTAGTAGCAGAAACCGTTACAAAATTAGTTGCAGTTAATGAATTACCATCAAAACTACCAGTAACAGATCCTGCATCATTTGTTGCAGTAATGCTTATCGTTCCAGAAGGAGTTACAAATTGCCAAATCAGATAATCCCAATTTGATGCATCTGCAACATAACCATTATTAGCATTAAATTCGGTTGTTACATCTTGTGTTAAACTGAGTGCCATTTTTTTTTATTTTAAATATTAATAAGTTATTGTTACTGCTGCTGCCAATTGACCAACGGCCGTGCCATCAAATCTTGTTGCTGGACTTATTGGACTCACTTTAAATGAATTGCCAAATGTATCAATAGAAACAATTGTTCCTGTATTTGAAGATCCAGATGCTGTACAAGTTGCTCCAATTAACATTGTAGCTAAATTAGCAGAATCTGCTGCATTTAAAGTTACTTTTACACCTTGCCCTCTTAAAGCAGGTGCGGCTATTTGATTTGTTACTGTAGGCATTATTTTTTCTTTTTATTTTTTGCTTGAATAATTTTTCCAGATATATATTTAGATATTTTATTGTTTGGAATAACTTTTTCGCCACCTTTCATCATCACTATTTCTTTCCCTTTTTCGCCCACCATTGCCATGCCTTTAGATGCACTATTAGTGCCTTTAGCATAACCCGACATTTCTCCTTTATTTACTAATGCTCTACCCATTTTTTTTCTTTTTAAGCTTTATTTGTTATTTTTTTTAATTTAGCATTAATAATGCTACCCGGTAAAGAATTTTTTAATGCATTTATAGAATCTTTGGTTGATTCTGATCTTAAAGTTTTAGCTTCTTCAAAACTTTTCTTTGCTGCACCAAATGGACGAGGAGCATCTGCTTTTTTAGTAGGTAAACTTAAAAGTGTTTTACCGAGTTTTTCTGCTTTTTCTGCTTTTTCTTTTTTATTGAGTGATTCAATCATAAAAGAATCTGCCTTTGCTTTATTTGGCAAAGTATCAGTTTGCATTTTTTCCATTGTCATTTTAGGATCTGGCATATTATTTTATTTTTTAAGTTTTTGTTTTGCTTCAATTATTTTGCCCGGTAATTTCATGCCTTTACTTTCTTTATTCCATTCGCTCACGTTAACGCCTTCTTTCTCTAATTGTTGTTTATGAACATTAAAATATTTTCTTTGCGCTTCTGATTTGTACGGCATAAAATTAATTCTTTTTCTTTTTACTAAGATTAATTCTAGCCGAAACTAATGCACCTCCCATTGGACTATACCTTGCTGAAATACTATTCCCTTTAGGAGTAGTATAAGAAGCGTTTGCTTGTTTATTAGATGAATATCCTAAAGAAATTTCTCCACCTTTATTTGTTTCTTTAGATAAACTAATTGTTTTATCGCTGCCTTGTTGTTCTTCGCCTAAAACTTTATTATATCCTAAAGATATGTTTGTTTTTTTACCTACTGGTAGTTTTGCTGATCCACCTACTAGATATCCATTATTAATCTTTTCTCCAAAAGCTTGTGCTGATGGTTTTTTTTCTTCTGTTTTTTTTGTTGGATCTGGCATAAAATTACATTTGTTCTTCTTGCATTTGTTGTTCTTCCATTCCTTGTTCACCTTGTTCTTGTTCAGGACTTTGTTGCGCCTCTTGTTCTTGACCCTCTTCTTGTGGTTGTCCTTGTTCTTGTTGTTGTTGTGCCATAGCTTGTTGCATTTGGTCAACATTTGCTAAATTTTCAGCAAACAAAGGCAATCCTATATTTTGAATAATTTCAGATTCTAAAGCCTTTAATTCAGATGGTACTTGTAACCCTCTTTCATATATACCAAACAATCCAGTAACCATTGCTTTTTTCAAATCATTATTAGTCTGAAGGTCGCTTATTTGTTTCTTAATAGCCAACTCCATTTCCAATGATTTTCTCTTTTCTTCTTCAGCCATTTGAGCTGATTGCATTTGACCTTGTATTGTCATTTGCTGATTTTGCATAGCTTGTGCCTGTTGAGTTTCAATCATTTTTTTCATTGAAATTCTATAATACTCTTCGGCTAGTTTTACATCTTCTTTTGCAATACGAATGATTTTAAACGTATCAATAAACATTGCAAATTGAGGATTAGATGCTATGGCTTGATTCATTTTTTGATCTAGCATCATTATATCTTGACTAGTAGGTAATAACCTAACATCTGTATTAAATATTCTTGTGCTTACCTCTTCTTTCTTTAATAAATTCCTGTAAGCTTTAGCGCCAAATGTTACTGACTTGTGCAATAAACAAGAAACTTTTCTTGCTGTTTGCTTCATGCATTCTACATAAGCATCATACATATAGTCAGTAGCATTGGCTGCAACCTGTTGGGCTGTATCTATATTCCCGGTTGTTACCCTTGGGGTTAATGCTTGTGCAGCCATATTTGGATCTTCGCCAAGTTCATCTTTTAGTACTGAATAATGGAATTGGTACAACTGAATAAGACCCTGCATTTGAGGAAGAAATCCAGCATTTGCTAATTCAGTAATAGGTATTGGAATTTGATTGCCTTCATCATCTTTACCTCTATAATAAAGCGAACCTGTTTGGTCATATAGCTTCATTACATCAATAGTCTTATTAGCATCACCTAAGCCATAATCAATACTTTGCAAAGCATCCCAATTGATTAACGCTCCTGTTGGTCGCATTTTAGCAACAAGTTGTTGCATTTTAAGGCGAGCCAAAATCATTTGATCAGCAGGTTCTTCAATCTTTTCTGGTACTGCCGTATTAGTCATACTATAGTTTTGATACATATAGAATGAATACGAAAATTCTGCATTACCTGTTTCTTTTGGATCTTGGGGTCTAATCATATTTCTCTTTAAACCCCATTCAAGCATAACCTGCTTAACCCTAACCATTACACCTCTGTAGATATTGTATTTTGTATCATCAATTACTTCTTTATTATCAGAAGTTGATTCATCTCTTCCTTTTTTAAGTAATGTGCTTTTATTCTTTTTAGTAGTAATTACTGTATAAGTATCGCTGTCTACAGTTTTTAATTCAAAATCTAAAACATCAACATTGAATTCATCGTATGGACGGAAAAAAGTAATATTCCAATTTACATCCCATCTTAATTTATCATTAAACTGGTAATCTTTTGATGTATTAGCAATATCCCAAAGTTGTTCTTCGGTTAATGTGCCTCCGAATTCTTTGCCATATTTTCTACGAAGGTCACTTATTTTCATTGACTTTACTTGCCCTCTCCAGGATGTATCTCTAAAATCATTGTATTCACTATAAGAATAAAGAGCATTCTCTGGTTTAACGTAATCAACATGAATTACACCTTGGTCATCCATCCATGTATAAGTGCCTACGAATCCAACTTCTGCACTATCATGTAGCATTTTATATTTCAAAGTATCAAACCAGCCATTCGCTTGTAATACGTTATTACAGCCCATTTCATAAAGAATCTCTTCTGGTAATCTTTGAAATTGAGTTGTCCATAAATCTAATTCTTCTTTTGTTTCTGGAATTTTTTTATCTGGAATAACTTGCATACCGCTTTCTTCTTGAAGCTTCTGCAACATCTCTCTATTGGCTATATAAAAATCAAGTTCATTATACTCATCAATTTTATCTTGTTGAGATAAATCATCAATAGCTTGTATTTGGATTTTTTCATTTCTTTGCATCCATCTACCTACTAATCCAGAAATAATTCTATTTACAATTTTAATTGATTGCCAATTTATGTTAGCATAGTTTACTTTACCATTGAAATCAAGAAGATCTTGAAACTTAGCCATATTGATTTTACCATTGGCTGAATTTCTATTTAATTTATACCTATTATTTCTTGTCCAATAATATGAACTAATGCCACCACCTATAGTAGAATCAATATATTGAGATATTCTCAATCCATATTCTTTATCCGATTTATCCTTTACTGATAAATCATTTAATTGGAATTCTTTTAGTATTTGGCCTGTATTATTCATAAGAAAAAAATCCATTAATTACTTTCGCAACAATGGATTAGTTTTATATTTTTAAGTGTTTGTTTTTCATTGGTAATTCTGAATATAACCCAAATATATCATTTTTTAATAACAAAATTATTTTTTTTTAAACTGCGGTTTTTTGATTAGTAAAAATTTTTATTAATGGTGTTTTTGGTACTTGCGGTACAGGTATTGGTTCTAAGCTAGAAACAAGCGTAATCATAGCACTCACCGTTCTATCTGAAGGTGTACGTTTATATGGTCTAAATTTTAATAAATCTTCAAGCAAATCTTCGTAAAATATTTTATTACAATGATGTTCTATGAATGTTGTCATTGCATCATTTTGTTTAGTAAGTGCAAATTCTGTTGTTGGAAAACCAAAATGTCTATCTACTTTGTCTTTTTTAAATTTAATTGGGTCTATAGAGTTTTTAGGGAATCTTCCTAAATATGCCAATCGGCCTCTGTTTTTAAAATAAGTATAATAATCATCTGATACAAACTCAAAATAAGTAGGGAAACTCATATATTCAGAACAAAGAAGTATTTGATTATACATATCATCTTTTTCATTTGGTCTGCCATAAATATGACCTCCAAATGTACCAGTATTTTCTGGGTCATTTATATCATATTTGATAAAATACCATCCAGATAATTTTGATCCATATTCTTTACCACCTTGAGTGTTTGAATAACCATCCACACCAATAACACCTATACTATTTCTAGTTGGCATTCTTTGATTGTTATTCATAACATATTTGTTGTCTTGCCCTGCTGGTGGAAGCATTAATACTTTCCAATATAATTCAGTTTTATTTGGATCAACATCTCGCCATTTTACTTTTTGCGTATCCAAATCTCTGTAAAAATTTAAATATCTAAATCTAGATACAGGATTCTGTCTTAAATATGCAAGTTGCTCATTTATATTTTGAGAATTAAAAATACAATCATCCCCATCTTCACTAAATGCTTCTTCAATAGTTCTAGCTTCTTTTTTAATCCTTTTAGTAAGAGAACGAATATTATGTTTAACTGTTTCTCTATCTGCTAATATTTCTTTTATTGTTTTATCTACATCAGGGAATCCAAAAAAATCAAAGTTCTTAGCTCTATCTGCGGTCATAAAAAATCTATAAAGTCCGCTAGATGTTCTTCCATTGCCCTGTTTATTTAATTGATCACTATCATTCCAAAGAGTTCTTGCCGCTTGTTGGATTCCATCTCTTTCTGTATCCAATTTTTCAACTGTAGAACTATAAAGGGCTTTACCAATAATTTTACCTTCATCATCTAGCAAACAATAACGAATAACCTCATGTCTATCGTATATGTTTACCTCTGTTGTTTTTGCCCACTCATCCGAAAAATATCTATGTAATTTCTGTCCATCATAATGAATGGTATCAGCACTTCCCCAGTCAATCATTGATCCTAATTCTTCTTTATCAATGTTGTCTTCAGCTTTCTTACCTCTTACGTTTGTTTGTTGGAATCTAATCTCTGATTTAGGAGTAACACCCAAGCTCATATCATATTCTGGGCGAAAGAATCTAGGTAATTTTTTGAATGGAGAAATTACTGCTTTGGCAAATACTTTCTTAGCATCATTACCTGTTTTACTTTGGATACCACCATTGGTCATTCTTGTACGAGTAATGTAATCATACAAGAACATACCACCTCTAAATGTTTTACCAAATCTTCGTTTAGTAATTTCAAGCATACCCATACATTCTGGGTCTTCTTCTACATACTTTAAAAAGTAAAAATATTCTAAGTCTGGTTGTCTAAATCTAGGGTATCCAATATCAATCTGAAACCATTGCAAATACATATAATGAGATCCAGTTAAATACGTTGGTTTACCATTATTCATAAACCAATATCCATTCAACCTTCTGTCCCATTCTTGTCTTTTGTATTCTTCTAATTTCTCATCATAAAAAGGAGCATCATCTTCTTTTCTTTTTTTCTCATAAGCATCCTCTTTTTTCATAACATCTTTATACCATCCGGGCAATGGTATCCTTTCCCAATATTGATCTTTGGGATTATCTGAACGCTTATGAATTGTTCTTGCTTCTAGTTTTTTCGTAGCTAAATTAAAAACATACCCTTGTGGGGGTATGTTACAAATTAAACCTTGAATATCTATTGAAGTTCCGCCTTCTATTTTATTATACATCTTGAACTTTATTATCTCCTAATTGATTTGCTATGCTTTCTGGGGTTGTTATTATCTGATTTCTTTTCACATCTTTTTCCTCATCCCCAGTAATACCAATAGCCATTGCTAATCCAGTTATAGCAGTAGTAATACTTGTAGCATCATTCCAAATAATTTTCATTCTTTCAAATGTTTTATCTTTTGCATCAGATAAATCAAGTGTTCTAAGACTTGTATTATTTAGAATATCTGCCATTTCATTTGCCTTAC